AAGTTCTTCACCACCCAGCTCGCCGCCTAGCTCGCCGCCAAGATCCTCGCCACCCAAGCCCCCGCCAAGCTCTTCGCCGGCAGCTTGCTCAGCGAGGCCTTCAAGGGCCTGTTGATACTTTCGATCATAAAAAGTCTCGCGCTGGTTGCGCAAGAACTCTGAATCCGAAAGACCAAGAATGTTGGCAGCAACCCAACGCTTGCTGTAGGTTCCTTCGGGCACCGCATTTGCTGTATCGAATTTGGTTCTCAGGTATTCTAGTTGCTGCAGCTCTGCCAATCGGGACGGATTATTTAAACTTATCTTAAAGCTTAATAAATCTTCGCCCCTATATCCTAAGGTGTAAAGATGCACAATAGCCATTTTTTCTAATTCAGCGAGAATAGAGCGCTGCAGTCTATGGATTGTGCGTGCAAAACGAATGTCCTTCTGTGCCAGGGTTGTTTTGTCCTCGCCCCCCTCCGAAAGATCTGTGAGATATGCTTGGGGAATCTTGATCGCGGAAAACAGCTTATCTCTTAGATATTTTACATCATCGATGTCGTTGAGGCTCGATGCGCCCTGTAGTGATTTAATATCAGAACCAACACCGCCTCGCATGGGAATGAAATAATCTTCTTCTAAAGAGAGCGGGTTATAGCGCAAGTCGACTCGGCCGGTATTCGGATCAACAAGTTGATTTCGCTTCATCTCTGTCTTAACTTTTTCCATATACTGTGGAACGTCCTGCGGCGGAATACTACCAACATCAATTTGAAATATACGACGCTCCGGAGCGCGGACGACGCGGTAGGCAATCATCGCATCTTCTAGGAGGACAAGCTGACGCCAGATGCGGCGTGCAGGGTCGAGGACCGATGTCCCATATGGAGAATAGCGATCGTTACCAAGAATGCGGAAGTGTGCAACTTGCCAATTCTCGAACGTCATACCCGCGCCATTCCACTGATACTGAACATAATTTGGGTTCGTGGGGTCTTGGCCTTCAAGCCTCTCCACCTCCATGTTGGGCATCCCAATTACTGATGTGATCCCAAGTTTCTCATCGATATCCAAATAAAGAAAGAAGTCGCCATACTTGCACATGGAGCGTGCCCAACCAAAGCAATTGAATTCAATGTTTAGGGCATCATAAAATAGAGATTCAAGAATAGTTTTAATCTCGTGATTAAGGCAGTCAATGTTTAATAGACGATCATACTCATTTGAGGTGGTCATCTCGTCAGCATAAATATCTAAAGCGGATGCGATCTCAGGCATATATTCCATTTGTTCAAAATCGATATATCGTTCGGCGCGGTTCTGGTTGCGGAATGCCGCTGTAGTGAACATGTTAAAGTTCTGGGACATGTTACTATCAGAGCGTTTAAACTCTTGCCCGCTCATTGAGCGGAAACGATAACGATACTTATCTAAATCATTGCGTCGCTCCTGGCGTGCAACCTGCGTGCGATAATTAACAATTGGACCCGAGAGAAGCCTAGTAAGCCTCTTGAAAAGAGGTGCTGCTGGATTTCTGGGGTTTTTCTCGTTTTTTGCCATCGGTTATCCCTTTATCAAAGCAAGATACTGTTCATTAAAACTTTTGCCTTCTTGAATTCTTTGGTCTTCTTTTGTCATTTTATGGTCTCGCATCCCGGGAATTGTTGTAGAGATGGCCGTTTTAGAAGTCGAAATAGACGACAAGAACTGCTTACTATATTCAATGTTTTTTTGACTCTCTACAATCACGGTATCCCTCACCCAGCACCCAATAGCAAATGACATAACCAAGTCATCGTTATAACTTCTCATCGCCTGTGGTCTGCCGGCATGCCAAATAAATGTTTTCAGCTCAGAAAGCAAACGATTAGAGTTAATCGTAATTAGTTTGTTTCTCATAAACTCTTCCATCTTCGCCACAATCAAAGGTCTCGTTTTTGAGGAAGTTGTAAATCCCGGTATAACATTCGACTGCCACTGGGCCGCGACCGGATCAACATACTGATGATCACTCTTCGACGAGTGGTATATATTAGGATATCCTTTATCTAGCAACTTTTTAAGTACTGCGTAACCTATATTGTTGTTTTCTATGACCAGCATTGGGTTACCGTATTCGGCGGCCACATTGTAAAGAATGTCTGCGAAATCATCTGGCGTTGGTTTGCCCACATACTCGCCAATAACCTCCATGGTTTCAAGCTCAAATATGTGGAAGGCACTATTATCTTTTCCATCTCCACGAGCAACGTCGGCTACGATCAAATATGGTTTCTCCGGATCGTGTTGTTTCCAGATCCAATAATTTCTATCGAAACCAGTACGATATTCTGGTGTAGTGGTTCTCTCAAGATACCACTGTATGTCATCTGGATGGACGACTGTCTCGCCTGACACATTAAAATTACACTCTAACTCCTGGGCAATCTGGCGCTTTGACATGTTCCTGGTTTCTTTGTCATACCAGGCTTTGTTTCGATCAGGATGGACATCCCATAATAAGGTTGTCATATGAAAGTCATTTGTGCCGGCTTCGGCTTCGACGCAGTGTTGGTGGAACCAGTTACCAACGCCGTTAGGAGTAGAAAGAGCTATGCAGCGGCCGCCAGTCGACAACGTTGGGTAAAGAGCAGTCCAGAGATCCCCTAATTTTTCAACGTGGGCTGCCTCATCGATAACCAACAAAGAAAGAGCCTCAGAACGACCTGCATCTCCGGCAGTAGAAGAGCCCTTGATCTGAGATCCATTTGAAAGTTCGAACGAGGTTCTGTTATCAACACTAATTGACGCAATCTGCATCCACTCGGGGACGTGCTTAATAATAGCTTTTACTTTTCTAACCAGATTTGTTGCAGTCTGAAGCTTCGTGGCCACCACCAGAATATTTTTCTCTCGGTGAAAAAGCATAAGCCAACTAATATATGCGGCTGTTATAGTAGATATGCCAAGCTGTCTGGCTTTAAGAATAATATTAAACCGATAGTCAGTAAAGTCTGAAAGCAGACTTTTTTGATAGTCGTACGCTTTAAATGGGATGGTGCCCTTTTGAGGATGAGAAATACGCCCATAGTTGATCGTGAAGTAGGCCGGGTCTTTGCCTGCCTTAACTATCTCTTTTAGTATTTCTTTCTTAGTAAGGGTGTTCCCCATAGCATTTGTTACTTGCCTTTTTTGCGAGTATCGTTTCTGGGACGTTTATTCTTTGGACCCAAAGCTAGCCACTTCTTAACCGCATCGTTTAAACGATCCTTATCACTTCCGGCTTCGACGTCTTTAACATCCTTTAATCCACCAATTCGATAATCACAATGAGCTTGACAATCGGTACGGTAATTCGACATTCGTTGGATTAAAATATGATGGTCGCCTTCTTTCGTTAAAGTAAGCGTATTGCCTGTAATGGCCTTATATTCTTTCTTGAGAAATTTTACGATCTCCGTGAGATGACTTATGATATCATCCTCGAAGCCATTGTCTTTAACATCTTTGATTCTTGCTTCTGCTTGATAATTTACACGCAAGATTGGACCATGAAACGTAACCTTAAACCCGTCCATCACACGGCGGTCGTTAATGTAATGCCCATCTTGTCTTTTTAGTCCTGCGTCTCGGGCCTTTCCGTCTGCCTGAAGATTTTCTTCGTGGGCTCCGTCCCAGCCGGCGTTTGCAGCGGCCTGGTTTATTCCTTGTATGATTTCGTATACTGTTGCCATATTATTTTCCCTTATTAGGTCTCCAACCGGTTGCCCACCTTTCTTCTCTTCCCTCAACGTGTTGCATATAACATTTCCAACAAGCGTTAAACTTATTCATATACAAATCATCCTTGGGACGAAAAGAATATCTTTCACAAATTGGACACGTCCTTTTGTGATCTCTATTAAGTAGTTTTTTGTTTATTAAAAATCCGTCTTGTTCTACTTTGTCTTGGGATTCGGCTAATTTGGCAAACTTCTTTTGTTCTGCTTGAGATTGAACAATATATTCTTTCTCTTTTTCATCAGACCAAAAACGCCGTGGATTATTAATAGCCTCCGAACCATACTTCTGGGCAATCGCCTTCTCTAGTCTTGCTATATACTCCTGTTTATCGCTCACCGAACAATCTCCGTCGACAGTGCAAAGATCCCCAACGAAGTAAGGGTTCCAATACCAAATCCCAGAGCCACCATCCACGGTTCGGAATTGGGATTCTGCTTTAGAACCAGCTCCTGGAGTCTGTCGTTTTCCGCTGTCTTAAGGATCATCATGGATTCATACTTATCTTTCCACGAATGAATTTCGATATCTTTAAAGCTTAGTTGAAGCTCAAAACGCTCTTTCTGTATTTGTAACTCATAACTGATGCGCAGATCACATTCGGCATCTTCAAACTTTTTATCCACCACAAGCTTGGCCGCGGCATCCAACGATAGTAACACTCCAGTAAAGGGCGCAGGCTCGCCGGCTTCGAGTGGTACCAAATCATATTCAGCTGGTGACTCTTCCGAATCCTCTGCAAAGGCGATACCTGGGCAAACTAAAAAGGCAACCAAATAAAGGGATAATAATTTTCTAACCATACTCTATTCCAAATGCTTCGGCTAATTCTCTTGCCAACTTCTCAGGATCATTATAGCTCTCATCTACAATTCTTTTAAGTTCTGCTTCTTTTTCTTTATCAAGGGTCTCGCCTCTTTTCGCGAACTCTTCTTCCAATTCGGCCATACGGTCGAGGTGTGTCCTAAGTCTTGCATTTTTCTCTGCCACTTCTGTGTCGTGGGTGCGTGTCAGGGTATCCATTTCAGCGTCGTGGGCTTCCCTTTTGGAATCCAGGACATCTAGGAGCGCTGCTATAAAAGCACCATTCCTTGTCACAAGCCATACCAAAAGAGCAATAATCAGGCCTAGGCTTAAAACAATAATCCACCAAAACTTTTTGGCCCAAAGCCAAGCTTTCTTAATTACTAATTTGGCTGTTGGCCACGCCATTATTTAATGCCTTTTAGCTTTGCGACCGCATCAATAACAGTCTGGCCGCCAATATAAACACAGGTAATGAGAACCCAGTCGCTAGAGGCAAGATCTGCAAACATCAATAGCCCCGTTGCGGTGGCCCACGCTAAAAGCTTACGAGATACAAGTTTTTCTAAGCCCTTATCTATTACATGTCTCATCATACTTACTCCTTTATATAATTAGACGGAGTCTATAAGTATGTCTAAACAACTTTTTAAATTTATTGATTGACTGTGGCGTATCCGTTGGTTTTATCTATAGATATTTCCATATCTACTATATCTTTCAGGGAGTCGACGTGAGAAATAAGTACAACCGTTTTAAAATACATTTTAATTAACTGAAGTATCCTAATAAATCCTTCCATATTCTCTTCGTCTAGGGCAGTTCCTGGCTCGTCCAGAATAAATATATTTCCCTTTGGTAGCGAGGACACCGACAAAAGCGCAAGACGGATCGCCATGGCGGCAACGGTCTTTTCGGCACCGGAGCCCATCTCAATAGGCCGTGATTCGTGTCGCGGGTGCTTAATAAGGATGTCCAATTTTCTACCATCTTCTTGAAAGTAAGCCTCAAAATCAACAATATTAGAAAGTACTTTCGCGATCTCTTCGTTAATTACCGGCAATCGTTTTTTGATAATATCGTAAGCAATTCCATTTGAGTGCATACAACGCATAAACAAATCATAAGCAGTGTACTCTTCACGAATATTCTCAAGTTCTTCCCTCTTTTCTAATAGAGATTCCACTTTCTGCTCTAATGAGCCTATCTGGCGATGATGATCATTTATTAAATCATCTAACGAAATAAGAGACTCTTTCAAAGATTCAATTGTTTTTTGAACATTTCCCCGCGATGAAAGAAGGTTCTCGATATTTCTAATTAACTCTTTCTTTTCCTCATACAGCTCTATCTTTTCATCGATGGCTTCAAGGTCGAGACGATGTGTTTTAATCTTTGCATACAGCTTTTCAATTGAAACTTTATTATCACGCTTTTCAATTTCAATGTTGTTCTTCCTGATAATAGTATCATTATAATTATCAATTATCGTGATCATCTCTGCGGAATCAACTGATACAATTTTCGTTTTATAGACTTTGGCATCTTCGATCTCGTTTATAACATCAACTTCCAAAGAGGGCAACTCAACAGAGGCCAAATGTGCATCATTAATAAATCGACACATAGGATAAGCATCCCCACATGGCACCTCGTCAAGCAATTCAATTTTCTTGCTCATAACTTTGTACTCATTATCCATTAGGCGCGCGCGATTTACTGTGTTGTCGTATTTTTGTTTGAAGTCGTCATACTCCTTCTTTTTTTGAAGCAGTTCTTCAATGTCAATAGTCGTAAGGAAATCGTCATACTCTTTTAGTTTCTCGTTGTATCCTACGTTTTCTTGCTTAAGCTCGGTTATATTAATATTAGTATCTTCTATTTTACTAGTCAAAGAACTGCGGCTCTCCAACAAAGTCTTTATATCTAGGCGTTCTGCGGGGATAGATTCAATCTGTTCGGTTAGCTCTTGATATTCTAACTCTGCAGCCGATAGATCTTCTCTCGCCTGCGCATAAATTATAACCTTTTTATTGAGGTCTAGGCGCGATTCGGCTTCCTGGACCTCCGCGATCGCTATATCGTTGTCATAATCAGTATTTTTCAACCGGCGAAGAAGCCCCTTTAGATCCGCAGAATCTTCATGGGACGCCCTAAACTTTCTCTCAAAAATATCTAAATCCAAAAACTTAGCAAGAATTTCCTTGCGGCGCGTGGAGCCCTCCTTAATAAAAGACAAGCTATCGAGCTGACTGGACATAGAGGTCAGCAAAAAGTCCTCAATCGTCCCAAAGCGCTTCCGAATATGTGCATCTGTTTCGGTCCGACTTAGTCCATTAAGGCTCGTTGGTTCTCCAGCATCCAGCTCGGTACCCAAAAATTCTAGATTTGTCTTTGCTTCATTGGTTACGGCGCCCTTAAGTTTCTTTATATATTTCTCAGACGAGCGCTCAATTGTATATATTTTATCGCCCACTTGTAGTTCCACAAGGCCTCGACAATTCTTTCGATTCTGGTTTATAATATTATAATTTTTCCGTTCGTTTTTTGATGTTGTGTTGAATATTGTGTAGAGTAGACCATCAATAACGCTGGACTTCCCGGAAAAGTTCTTCCCGAAGATGCCAACAATACCATTTAAGTTCGCGAAATTAATAGCATTTCCTTCGCCATAATTAAATAAATTGTCCCACTCAAATTTGTTAAGATTCCAATTGACATTCCGGGCGACTTCTTCCGTCTCCTCAATCTGTGAGTTATATTTGCGATTAAGCTCAAACACCCTCTCAAGCATTTCTTCGCTTGGCTGATAATCTACAAGATACTCACGAATAAGATTTTCCTGAACTCCCTTATCTCTCAGGTTTTCTACTTTAAAGCTGGCCCCAATCTCAACAGTGCCTCGCTCTCCGGCTGCACGGTTAAGGAAAGTGATACTCTCGGGCTTG